ATGAAGACCATTGCCCTTGCCCTCTTTACACTCTTTGTCTTTGGACACAGCGGGATCGCCCAAGAGCAAAAGTGGTCCATCCTTGGAACTGTTTCCCAAGTCCTCGATGACGGGCTTTTGGTGGAAGCCAGAAGCGGGGGATCTGGAAACAAAAAACCGAATGGACTGGTTTTTCTGTCAGGACATCCCGACCAGGCCGCTCTTGTGGAAGGCGACAAGATCAAGTGCACCGCGACCAGCGCCGCACCGTATCGTTACACCACTGTCCTTGGAGCATCAAAAACAATTCCGGGCTTCAGCTATCTAGGGAAACTCTACTGAAAAAAAACAACCGAACATGAGTCGGAAATACAGCCTCCAGTCCTGGGACGAAGACGATCCGCTCAATGACCCGAATGCCAGATGGAGGCTGGATCCCGCAACAAAGCGGCAAATTCTCCGACTAAAGTTCTTCGGCATCGCTGCACCGCGAGGAGCAACGAAGGGGGACGCGGCAGAACTACTGGACGCGATTGAGCCCACCATGGAGCAACTGGAGGATTATGAGGCATGGAAGGCAGCAGGATGCCCAAATATCGGGCAGTGGCATACCCGCTCCCGACAAACACGGCCTGCTGGAAAATCAAAAAAGCGCGGATGTTTCAAATGGGTTTTGCTCCTATTGGCGGGGCCGACTTTTGCAGCAATCGTGCTTCCTCGGCTCGGACAAAAGCCGCCAGAGCGAAGCAAAGTTCCGGTCGCGACGCCGCGGACGGAACCAACTTCTACTCCGGCGGTATCGGCGGCGCCGACGCCGCGCGAGACCCCTGCCGCAAAAAAGACGGTGCAGATCATCAGTCCGAAGAAAATTTATCTCTCAGACGGGAAAAGCCGGATCCTTCCACCGGGAACGGTTGTGCGGGTCGTGGCCACGGCTGGAACCACGATCACGGGGGAGTTTGAGGGGGAGACTTTCAATCTCCGAGAGGGGGAATGGAAGCAGTGAACCCAGGTTCACAAGGCTAACTGCGACGAATCCCCTCGATAAGCGAGCTTGAGAAGCGGGCGATGGAGACGCTGTCCCCCTGGTTCCCACCGAGCAGATAGACAGACTCGCCCGCAACGTGATCCAAGAGCGCAACATGGAAGCCCCCTTTGCGCACGAGGATGACCGTATCGCCACGGATGGCCTCGCGAATGGTATGGACAGCAGAGCCCCACAGGAGCCAGTTTTTCGCCCGGAAGTGCTCCGCCGGCACTCCGGTTGCGGTTGCGAAACCGACTGCACCGCGAAAGCAGCCACACCATGGAGTGGAACTGTCGTCTTGATCCAACCAAGGGGCCGCCATCCGGATCCAGCCGGTGATGAGCGGGTTGGACTTGCGCCCGGGAATCTCGGCCGCGCCGATATACTTTTTCGCTTCGTCGTAGATTTTTTGGTTGTTCATGGATAAAAAGTCAGCCCAGTTCCGTTCCGTGAAATCGGCACTTGCATGGTTGTCTTCGGCCAAGGAGTGACCCGAGGCCACGATGTATGCCGCCGAAGAGCCACACGGCGCCAGCATAGATGAGGGCGCTGCCTGTGTGCCCCCCATCCCGATTGATGATGTGGCCGAAGAGGCAATCAACTTCGTGCCGTGTCACAGGAAAGCAGGGGACACCCAGGAACTGGTAGCCGGTATCGTGAATGAGGCTGGCGAGGCGGGAGGCCTCAAAGTCTGGCGTTCCGACCCAGCGCCCGGCAACCCGCGCCTTGGGCGAGCAACCGTCCCAGGCGTAACCCGCATGCACGGTCCAATGGTTGCCGCACATGCTCATCCGCCGGACGCCCGCGGCATCGCGGAACGTGTGGCAACCAAGGTCAAGACCGGTGGAGATCGTCACATCCTCGAGGAGCAGGAACCGGTATTTCGGGTTGTCTGCCGTGTAGCGAAATGCAGTGAGAAGGCGGATCATTTTAGGGCCGGAGTTTCGAGGATGGCGGCGGCCTGTTGCTTGACCGCTTGGTCGGAGATGATTTTGACGATCTTCGCGATCGTTTCGTCGGTCATGCCTGCCGCCGGGGCCGGGGCGACACTGGCCGAGGCGGCGGGCCGGATCGTCATGGAGACGGCGCCACTCTTGGAATCGGCATCGTAAGTCACCGCGTAGGTGCGTTCGTGAGACTTGTCCCACGCGGTATATTGCTGGCAGCCGGAGAGCGCCCCGATCACCCCAATCCCGAAGACGACAAGTTGAGCCAGCTTCTCGATCTTCTCCGCACGCGCGATCCCCGTGACCTTGTCGAGCACCGCACGGATACCCTCACCAAAAAAGGGCGACATGAGGATCACGTTGATCCAAAACCAAGTGTCCTCCGAAATCTTTCCGTTGTTGAAGAGCCAGGTGGACACCCCGCAAAATACCAAGGCTAGGGGCACCAGAGTCATTGAGCGCATCGCACGTTCGATTGGCCGAAGCCCGGTTTTGAGCGACTCCACGCTTTGCCGCATGGCGCTGATTTCGATAACGAGGCGATTTTCTTCGGAGGGCGTCATAGTTTATAGAGCGCGAGGCACAGGCAGACGATGGAGAGGAGGCGCATCATTGCGGAGGCAGGATCGTGACCGTCCCGTCCTCGTTCTTTGTGTAAGCGGGGACGGCGGCCAGGATGGCCGCGAGTTCGGCGAGACCGGCAGTGTCGCCGTCGGCAGTGAGGGTGGTGGTGATCCACGCGACCATGCCCTCGTAATACTCAACAGCGGTCCCGGCGTTGGTGCCGAGAAGGTCCATCACGGCCTGGTGGTTGTCTGTCCCGAAAGTGCGGGCAACTCCATCGCGCAAAATACCGAGGTTGGTTGCTTTGGCTCCCTGGAGCACAAGCACGGTTTCCCGCGCGGCGCGTTGGTAGGTGGTCTCGGGTGGAGTGGTGAGCAGGCTGGCGGTTGCGGTGCAGGTGAGTGCGGCCACACAGGCCGCGAGGAGTGTGATGTTTTTTTTCATGGTATCAATTTAACTTTTGGATGCGCATAGAGGAGTTTGCGCGAATAACCGTGTTATTTGCCCCTGTGGCCACCTTTGCCGCCTGCAACGTCCAGGTTCCAGAAGTGGGCGCTGTAAATGTCGCCTGCATTACCTGCAAGTCAGTGAACCCGGTTGCTGACTGTTCTGCCCCGAGGACGAAATACGGCGCGGTCACAGAGACGTTGCCTCCGGCTCCGGGATACAGCACGCGACGATACTCTCGCACTGTCGGAGCCGTTCCACTGAATGACCATGCCAATTTGAGCCCGGTCACATTGTCCTGGTTTGAGGCGCAAATACGCGCCTCGATGAAATATCTGCCGCCGGATTCCAGAGTTACCGACAACCCAGAAACATCAGCCAGGGCCGTGGAATCGGGGAGCGTTAAGTCGCTGGTGATGACAATGGTTGTTGAGCGCAAATAACGCGCGTCGCCGACCTCACCATTGAGCGCGACCTTGTTGTCTCCCGCCGCCGCGAATGACGCAGCCGTCAAATTCGGGAATCGCGGATCGTCGTCGTTCGCGACAAAATCATCACCCGCAGCATCACCCGCCGTGAAGTTTCCGTTGACCTGAGAATCGTAAAAACTGGTGACTTTCCCCGCGCTGTCGATTTTCCAAAGGGACACCTCCGAATACGTGGTAGCCGCTGACCTATTAACCGTCACCGCGTCTACAGCGGAACCGTGCCCGATCGTCATTCGCCACGCGGGCTTCGTGCTGTCCGCAAAATACCAGTCATTCGGCGAAGTGCGGCGCATCACGTTGGAGGAGAGCGACAGACCGGCATAAATTGCCGAGTCTTCCGGCATCAGTGCGGTGCCGTTTGGCATCCACAGGGCATGGTAGCTCCCAGAATTGTAGCCCGCTGGCGGGTCCGCACCGATTGACAGCGCCGCGCTGATGCGCTTCCGCGCAGTCATGGTCTGCACTGTATCCGTCGTCACGACATTTGCGCCGATATTGACCGTCGCATTTCCGGACACTCCATCCCCGTTCGTGACGGTGATATAGTTTGTTGTTCCCGCAACCGCCCGTTGCGCCCAAGTGTCCGCTCCTGTGCGGACGGCGAAGCCTGTTGACCCAAGCCCCTCCAGGCCCGCCAGGTCATTCGCCAGCGCAAAGGTGGGATTTCCCGCCGTCCCCGACGGGTTGGCGATGGTGATGCCCGCAACCGGAGCCGTGAGAGTTCGCGCGGCACCAGTGCCAACGCCAGTATAAGCCCACAAGCCGAGACTTGTGTTGCCCGCCAGCACCGTCAGATCCCCGTCCAGTGGCTGATAGTCGGGAACGCCTGTTAATTTGCTCCAAGCAAGAGCCGTGATAAATGCTGGATTTGCATAGGAGCCGGAGAGTTGAGGATACCGCGCGTCGCCAACGGCCTGCGATGCAGTGGCAAAGTCCGTCACATCCGCTGCGGCGATGGCCAGTGCCGACTTGACCTGTGCATAGGTAAGTTCTTCCACCGCGCCACTCCCGGCTGTGGTGCGCCCAAGGATTCGTGCCGTCGCCATGTTGAGCCCGGTGGCGGCGGCACCGGGTTGGAGCGACGTGCCTCCGGCGACAATGCGGGAGTCGTCGCCTGCGGCGACCGTGCCTGCGGTTGTGCCGACATTAAGGAGAGCGGCCCCATTGAGCCCGAGAGTGGCGCGGGCTGTCGCGGCGTCGGCGTCATCGAGGAGCGAGAGCCCGAATGCGCTGGCCTGGCTGTCATCGAGCTTGAGGTCAAGAGCCGCTTGTTGCGCGGTGGAGACTGGCTTGTTTGCATCGGACGTGTTATCCACATTCGCTAGCCCGACCTGGCTTTTTGTCACAGCGTGCGGGTTGTTGGTTGCCGCCACATGCGATGCGGGGGCATAGTTGGTGCCGATGGCGTCGTGGATGCCGTCAGCGTTGCTGGCCCAGAAGACGGAGTTTGTGGGATCGCTGATGACTTTTGTGGCGTTGTCCACCCGGACGGTCATTTGCGCAAGGGAGACTCCTCCGAAAAAGAGGACGATGGAGACAGTGAGGACGGCACAGACCAGCTCTGTGAGAGTGAGGGCGCGTTCGTTGCAATCGTTTTTTTTCATCTTAGAAAATCAGCTTCCAGTTTTTTTCGTTGGTGCCTGCGGCATAGTCATCCGGGCGCACAATGCCGGCTTCGGCATTTTCGGCATCCGTTCCGGAGACGAGTTGCCAGCCTTGCGCGGCCCCACCAGCGCCGGTTTTGAAAATGTAGAGCGTTGGGTAGGTGGCGAGATCGATGCCGATTGTCACGATGCCATCGATATCGGTTGCGGCGCCGCCGGTTTTTCCGATGATGTCGAGGCGGATTATCGGAAGGTATTTTGGCTCCGGGTAAGCCGGGTTTGCATTCACCTGCATCCCCTCGCTGCCACGGTTGACGTCGTTGAAGGCGCGGATCGTGAAGGTCTCCGTGCTGGTCACGTTGCCGGCAACAGTCACCTCAACCTCGGCCTGCAAGTCCACGTAATCGCCATTCGCCAGGGTGTTCGGGGCGCTGCCTTGGATCCACCTCGTGACGTTGAAACCCGTATCCCCAGCCTCTGATGCCACGCGAGCGCCGATAGACGTCGCCGTGATCGTCACAAGACTGCCGCTGGCGGCGGCTGTAAAAGCGGAGTCCGCATCCAGGGCGGAGGCGATGGCGGCAGCAACAGCGGCAGCGGAGTCGCCCGAGACAACACCCGTGACCTCGATCTGCCGATCGCAATCCGTCGCTCCCGCCGGGGCAGCGGTGCCGGAGTTGTCGACATCGATCCAGACCCCAACCGTGCCGGCGGCGTCGGATAGCACAAAATACTTTCCATCGAGGCTGTCGGCCACATCCGCGATCGCTCGAAGCTCGACCACCTCCGCGAAGCCCTCCGGGTCGTTGCCAAGCAGATTGTTGAGCTTGAGCGTGTTCCACCCTGGCGCAACGCGGTAAAAGGTATCACCCCCCGAGGTGATGGCCGTGAAGGCAAAGACGCCGCCCGTGAAATTCGAGACCACGTAAGAGCCATCGTAGTCGCCCACGACTTTTGCGCCGAACTTGAAGGTCGAAACAACTCCCAAGCTCGAAGAGGCGTCGGCAAATTTTGTGCCGAAGTAGAAATCGAGCAGATCCGAATCGCCCCGCTTTTTTTCCACAACCCCACGGGCTTCTGGAAATGAGAACCCGTTGATGAGTTTTCCGGTATCGGAATCGACGTAAAGCTTCACATGGGCGGCGGCATGTCAAATTCCTACCACTTCGCAGCAAGGCACACAGCCGACCTCCAAGTCGTTTTCTTTACCATGGGGCACCCGCACAACGCGCAGGTTTCATCGGAAGCACGCCAGTTGCCACAGACATTGGAGTTGCAGATGGCCAGTCGTCGGGAGATTTCCTCTTCGGTGGGGGCTGGCACTCCCTGCAAAATTGCAATCCCCTCTTTTGCGGATTGCACCGCCAAATTCCTCGCCCGGGCTGGGAGCGATGGCAGCGGAGGTTCAGGCCGATATTTCTCGCGCAGGGCAGCGAGAGCTTCAGGAGAAATCTCCAAAAAATCTCCTTCTACAACACCTTTTTCCAAGACGTCAGCGATATAGCCGGGCGGTCTGTCTTTTGCCATTTCATCGAGCTTGGAAATCCTCAGCCTCATGGCGCGGCAGGTTCCCAAGCGGGATCGGGGTAGCCGTTTGGCTGTGGGTTGTCAGGGTCACTAATGTCAGGCACGTATCCGGGAACACAGGAGTATTTTACAATGCTGTAGCTCAGGCTCACTCCGGAATGCGCTCCCAAGCCCGAAGATGCAGTCGCAATGTTCGGAAGTGGCACAACCGGAGATTCCCATGCGGTATACGCAGCCTTTACATATCTTGGCTCTTGGATCTGGCCGTAAATTGGCTCGAAGGTAAAGGGATCATAGTCGACTACGCCCGTGTACGGTGGCGGGGTCTCAAATTCCACGCAAGGGGAGCCTGTGCCGACGACTTCTTTTTCAACGACAACATCGGACAAAATAGTTCTTGCTGAAGTCCATGACACCCAGCTTTCTATTTTAATTTGTAACCATACCTTCAGATAGCAGGTACTCCCTAGCTGGTAAATTATTCGGTAGCGGTAATCCGTTCTATCCAATCCGATAATTACCGTTCCATAATAAGTGTAAATGTTGCCAATTCCACTCGGGCCATTGTAACTTCCCTCCGGGAGCCAGGGGGCTGATGTTAAACCAGTTTCGGCCCACTCGAGCAGTTCGGCGTCTGTGTATAGGTCCGAGAGTTCCCAAGTTGGTCCTGCGCCAATGTCTCCTTCTCCGAATGGTCCCGTCACAACCACATCCGAGGCAAGGCACTGTGACGACACAACCTTTCCGAATGCGTCTAGTGCGACTCCCGGTGTTGAATTTGTCTGTTCGGCCCACACATTTCCTTGCCCCTGGACAAATGTAGGGAAACGCCGATGCTTAAATACTCCTGGCGTGCTGTCTTCAACTGCTATTATTTCAGTGGTTGCTGGATCCCGAACGACATAACCACTATGAGTCCAACCGCATTTCGACGCAGAGGAGTGGCGAGTCTGCCACTCAACTGACCACATGGGGTCCACTTTATCGGCGCAAGATGGGGTGATCATGATCCGTAAAATGTGACAGTATAAAACGGATGAGCTGCCGCGAACCACTCTCTACAAATGTTTGCAGTGATCGGCCCGTACCTGGAATTGCTGGCCTGCCATGTGTTTGTAACAGCATCAAGGTGAACGGTGCCTATGGCGACGTAGGCAAGCCCATCAGTAATTGCTGGAAGCGACGAGCGGATTTCCAACCATCTGCTCGTTATTAATCTACTATCGACATCGTAGGCGAATCCACCGACCACTATTCCGTTACTTGGAGTCAAAAGGTAAGGAGGGTTGTCACCGAGCGCGAATCCCAAATCCACCGAACTTCCGCCCGCCAATGTGGATTCGTAAACCCGAATTTTCGGAGCGGGATTCTCGCTCGTGTCGTTTGGGTCCGTTGTAACCTCAAGCTGGAATGGTCGGAAGGACGCGGAATCCACCTCTGCCAGCACCTCCTTCGGCACAACCTCAATCCGGGCGCCCTTTGAGGACTCGGAGATGTCAATGCTATCGCTGGGAAGCGGTCGCGTGGCGATGACGAAGGCGCGGAGCGCGTCGGCCCAGGCTTGCAGACGCTTCGGACCCCAGCCGATTCTTGGAGGCTCTGGGATCATTCTAGTCGTCGCCGCGGTAAACGTAGGAGATCACATCTTGGCATTCATACCACGGGGTGCCCGGGATGGGATCGGATATATGGCCGGTAATGAGGCCGACAGCGGGCATTGCCAAGGCGGTTGCGAGAGCGAGGGGGGCGTTGCCGTAAAATGTGCGGGACTTGCCGCCGGCGGTCGCTGTGATGATGCTGCGCAGCAGGATGGGGGCACTTGTCTCCACGGGACTCGTAAAGCGCGGGCCAAGGGGGCGCGCACTGGAAAAATAGGAATAGACGGCCTGCGGCGCAATAAAGCTCATCGTGCGGCTGCACTCGATTTCGGTCTCACCCGGGATGATTTGCGAGGACGTAACGGTGGCCCCCTTACTGGCCGTCTGCTGCATGCGGGACTTGGAGAGCTTGTAGGCGACAAAGTCCGGTGGCAGGGCGATGGTGAGCGAAATCTCGGGATACATGCCACGGTTGATGCCGGACCGTTTGACGATGTAGCCGCCGGCGAGAGGATTGCCTGTCGCCACAGTCGCCCAGAAAGCATCGAATTGCGGAGCGGCACCCTTGTAGGTCCGTGCAATGGTCGGCAAGCCATAATGCTCCGCCGCCGGCTCTTCGGTTTGGAGAGTAAACGCGGTGACGCCTTTGTAGGTAATCATGTTCCCCAAGCCTCCTCCACGGTGCTGATGAGCTTGTCCAAACGGGAATTGGTTCCCTCGGGGGTCTTGTCTTTGTCTCTCTCAACTTGCGCGGCCCGCTCGCGCTCCCTGGCCGCCTTGCTGGCTTCGGCGCCGTGACCGATGAGACTCTCGGTGTGCAGGGTCGGCGAGGCACCCAAGAGTGATGACGATCTATCGCCAAACTTCCCGGACTGCAGTTGCGCCCAGGAGGAAGAACTTTTCTGAAGCTTTTCCCAGGAGGAGAGACTTTCCGGCAAGGCAGACCCTCCCGCAGCTTGGAGAGAGGCAATCTGCGGGATGGACTGCCCGGCCAGCATCTTCTCCCGGCGGGATCGGACCTCTGCGGCGACGTCGTAAAATGTCCTGGGATCCACAAGCTGGGAACGCTCCGTTGAGAAAGCACGCGAAAGAGCATCGACGCCTTTTTGCAGGCCGGAAGACGCGGATTGCTTGAGGTCGTCCACGAAAGACATGGCGCTTTTCATCCAGCCGGAGTTATTGAAATTCTCCGACCGAAGCTCGCCATAGGATTGGAGCGATTGAGCCTGTCGCTCCGCGCGTTCGCTCTGCTTTCGGGATTTGATGTCGCCGAAGCTCTCGGCCGAAAATCCCTCAAGGCCCAACTGTTTGTTGAGGATGGGAATCTTCGCAAGCCCTTCCATCGCCTTCTGGATGGCGAGTTCAAGCCCGGCGCCCACGCTGTCAATGACCCCGCCCATCGCATCATCGAAGAACCGGACAACATGCTGGAAGGCGAATTGCAGCGAGGTCTGAAGATCGAGCGCGATGGCAAGCACCCCTTCGGAGAGCCCCGCGACAAGCAGCTTGGAATCGGAGACGGCTCCGTGCCACGTCGCCTGCACAATCAAGGCAATGCGGCCCAGCCCGTCCCAAAGCAAGTTCACAACCTCGCCAGCCCAGCCCACCATGAGCGCAAAGCCCTCCTGTCCGTCCAGAATCGCCTTCCGCACGGTGTAAAAGGAATCGACGGCGAATTGTGCGGCATCGATGACCCATCGGCCAATTTCCTGCCCCTTGGCAAGCAGGTCGCTTTGTTCCAGTCGCTCGAGGAGAGCAAGAAGCGGCTCGGAGAGACTGTCCGCGATCCCAACAAAGAGTCCGGTCATTTTCGCCGGGACCATGTTCTGGATTTTGTCGGAGATGGTATCGAAGACGCCCGCCTTCTTGTTGAGCACATCGGCGGCAGCACCAATCTCGCGCGAAGCGGTAGCGAGGGCATTCTTGTCGGCGAAGAGGGCTAGCAATTCACCGCCGACGCCCCGGAAAATCCTCATGGAGGCGGCGGCACGTTCCGTTGGATCTTCAATGTCCGCGATCGCGGAGCCAACGGCAATGAACTGTTCGCCCGGGGAGAGCTTCGAGAGCTTTTTCCACTCCAGACCAATATCCGAAAAACTGGCACGGGCGGACTTATTTCCCGCTGCGGCAGAGGCCATGACTTTCTGCAGCCTATTGATCGTCGGCTGCAAATTGCCCGCCTCAAGCCCGTTGTTTTTCAAGGCTTGCTGAAATACCAAGGCTTCCCCCGAGGCAAGGCCAGTTTGCGCCGAGAGATCGGAGAGTGAGCCGCCAAGGTCGTAGGCTTTTTGCACGCCCCCGGCAATGCTCAAGCTGAGATCCTTGAAGGCACGAACCCCACGCAGAGCCGCACCTCCAAGGAAGGTTCCGATGGCAGCGGTCATGGTGCCAAATTGCAGGTTGACCCGATTCGCCATGCGGAGCCCGATGGCCTGCGTCTGGCGCACAACGGCAATGAACTTGCTATTGTCTCCGCCGATGCTAAAGTTAATCGAATTCATGAAAGCTCTGCTTGGATTTTTGTTGGGATACTTTGTTGCGGGACCGATCCTCATCGGGCTGGCCGCGCTGGGGATCTTTTATTGGCTGTTCTTCATGTGACGGTCAGGCCCGGGTAACGCGCCGCGATTTGTTTGAGTTCCGAAAAGACACCGCGGCGGAGATTTTGCTCGAAATAGCGGATTCTGCCCTGCAAGGCTCTGGCGATGGCACGGCGACCTCCCACAAAGGGATTGTTGACCGTGGGCTGGCTGTTCTCAAAGTAAATGGCCCAGCGCCCCTTCGTCCTCACGCGCGAGGCCCTGGCATTCTCCGGGTGGGATTTCCCATCCCGGGGGAGTGCTTTGGAGACAAAAGCCGGAGCCGCGACCCGGAGTCCCACTTCATCGGCCAGCTTCAACCAGCTTTGCTTGGAGAGGCCACGGGCCCGCATCTTGCGGCGCAAGCCCTCTTTTTTCTGACGCGAAATGCGCTGCCAAAGGGCATCGGGGTAGCGATGGGAGAGCTTGTAGGCCTTGCCGTCAAGAGTCGTGAAGGCGGCATTTTCCACGCTGGAACGGATTTTTGTTGCACTCGCCGCCGGGGTGTAGCGAATGGCCGCCTCGAGAACCTTTCCAGCCTCGTATTCGATCGCACGATCGACGGACACACCGGCAAAACCAGCAAGCGCATGGATGCCGCGGTTGAAGTTCCCCAGATCCACCGTGGAGGGAGTTTTCATTTTCCCGCGACAGCCTCCCACTGCGCCCGCGCATCGAACCCGCCGGCAGCGGGCTCTGTGACATTGCCCTGCAGATCGAGCCAGATGGCCTGAAATTGCAGCCCTCGTGCCAGTGGGAGATCCCACTCAATCTCCCTCGGGCTCATGTGTGTGACGGCGGCAACCATGGCAACATATTCCGCAAGGGTTCCGTATGGTGGCCGCCCTACCCGTTTTTTGAGGCACCTCCCGCCGGGGTCTTGATGCGAAATTGCGAAGCTTCCAGGGCGGCGATGATCCGACCAAAAATCTCGCAGGCCTCTTCAAACGCCGGAGTCCCGATTCCAATCTGCATTTCATCCGCCCAGGACAGCGCCTTTTCCAGCACCTTTTCGGGCCGCCGAACCGCGAGATGCACGTCGCTCTCGGGGCAGCGGCACAGGTAGATCACGCCAATGACGTCGGCAAACATGCCGTCATACATGCCGTCACGCTCGCGCGTAACGCAACCGGAGAGCAGGCGGTTGCCGATGGCTTGCGCGGCAATCTGGCGGCGGGCGCTGAACCCCTTGAGGGGCTCGCCAAGGAAACTGAGGGTGTCGCTGTCGAGGAATGCGGCATTGGCTTCTCCCGGAAGCGCGGACAGGTTTTCGGGTTCGATATCGTTCATATTACTTCAGGCCAAAGTGTTGCAGGACCTTCTCCGGCGCGTTGCGGTGGACAAGGGTGAAAGCATTGTCGCCACGGCGAATGAGAACCATCGGAAGAGCCTTCTTCCAAAGGTCGAGAATGCGCTCGCGATTCTCAAATCCCCCGCGCAGATAGCTGGCGAGGGCGAGCGGCAGCAACTCGCGCAAGCGCTGGCCAAGTTCAGGAGCTGCAGCACAAATCTCGTCAACAAGACCGTCCAAGGCAGTAGCCGGGGCAAAGGTAGAGTCGTCAAAGGCAGCCGCCAACTCTTCTGCCGGGGTGCCGGAAGTGGACTTGCCCGCCAGAAGATACGTGACTGTGCCAGGAAAACCAGGGCGGAAGGGCGCTTTGTCCGAATAAATGTTCGTCGTGCGCTCGTTGTCGCGCGGGCTGGCAAAGTCCACTCCGAGAGTGAGCAAAGCGGCGGCGCGTTTCGTGTTGTTGTCGCGGTAAATCGCGCCGTTGAGGATGGGATCGTCGGTCATAGGGTGCTAAGGTTTCGGTGCAGCAGACGGGGGAGCTTTTGCAGTGAGACGAGCAAGGGCCGCCTCCGCCTCATTGAGGTGCAATTCGTAACGCTGGCGGGCCTGGGGGTCCGTGGCCGTTTCGAGCTTTGCTTTGAGGCGGGAGATATTCTCTGTGAGACTTTGCGGGGTCATGCGATTCCTTTGTTCTTGCTGAGTTTGAAGGTGATTCTGCGGAAGCCATTGCGGGATTGGCCGGGGCTGGCCTCGTCGAGATAGACGCCGCCGGAGGTCAACCCAAACTCCGCCGTGTCGTTCGCGATGGTGACAGCGGACGCGAACGTGGCCGCCATGAGTCCTGTGGAACCGGAGACTTCCCCCGCGATATTGAACTCGCCTTCCGGCTCATCTACCGCGAACCCAATCTTTGAGCCGACTCGATCTTTGAGATACTCCTTTTGCTCCGGCTTGTAAGTGGCCTCGAAACTCTCGACATTGATGCCGGTCTCGTTGGCTTCAACCCCCCACTGGTAGCCGGTGAGATTCACCAATGTCACACCGCCGAAGCAACGACGATGCGGAAGGTAGTGGGCTCCGGTGAAAAAATCGAAAAGGGCAAGCAGGAAGGCTTTCATCTCTCTTGATCGCGTGTCAAATTTCGTGAGCCGTGACGGTATAGATGTGGGAATACTCGCGCTTTGTGGAATCAATGGCGCGGTCATCTCCCGCCAGGTCGAGGCGGAGGTAGTTCCAACCGCCGGGAATAACGGCGGATTCAATCGCTTCGCGGAGGCGACTGGCGAAATGCTCAAGCTCGCGCGCGGAATCCGGCGTCGAGACGGGCACCATGGCCGTGGCGCGAAACTCCAGCGTTTTCGCATAGCGACCGAAGAGGGAAAGCGAAAAGTCCTCCTCCTTAAAGGTGGCCTTCAGCACAACGCACGGGAGGAGCCGCTCGCCCGCCTCGCTTTCGCAATAAACAGAGTTCAGGCCCAGGCTGGCAACCAGACACGCCCGCATCGTCGTCTCAAAGGCTCTGGCGGTCGTCGCACTCATGAGAACACGGGAGCACATCCCGGATTTGCGAGCTGGCAGACGTAGTCGCCACGGATCTCATCCGTCCGCAGCGTGGCAATGACAAGGTCCCGGCCATCGGGAAGCACAACGTGCTCCCAGCGGCGGGGACGCGACTCAATGACATTCATGGGAATCGCAACCGTCTGCTCGACACGGATCTCGTCGCCGCCCTCGCCTGGAACAATGGAGAAGAGCGGGGGCGACAAGGTCACGGAAATCCTGTCGCCACGGAAAACGACAAGCGAGCCATAGCCCTCCAAGCGAGCGGACTGACCCGCATCGCGCAAGGAGGAGATTTGAGAGGAAAGCGACATGACAAACAAGCCCGCGTGTCAAAAAAAACAGGCCTGCGCGTCACAACTCGCGCAGGCCTGAGCCAAGGAGCACCACTATGAAAAAAAATCAGGGCGCGTTGGTCGTGCCCTTGATGAGCCCCTTCTCCACCAAGGAGGCGCGAAGCTCGTTCGCAAGCGCCGTCAACGCCGTCGCACGGGTCGCAATCGCTGTGACCTCGGCCTGCGAATAAGAGGCCCCCACGGCAAGGGCATTTGTGGAGACGGCAGCCTGGTCGGCACCGGCACGCATGACAACAGGCGTTGCCCCATGAAAACCGAGTTTCTCTGAAGCCGTGGTCTGGATCAGCACCCCGCCGGTTTGGCCGGGATCCTGGCGAATCGTGAGAAGGTCAGCGGCGTAAGCAGCGAGCACGCCAACGGCACAGAGGACAATGAGAGCGATTTTACTTTGAGGTTTCATTTTCAGATTTTTTGCGGATGGGTTTTTCAGGTTTGGGTTCAGCGGGATCGGGTGCGGAGGAAGCGGAGGGATTGGGATCCCCTGTTTCTTCCGAGGCCGTTGACTGCTCACTCGAAGACGTCGCAGCGGCGGGGCGTTTTTTGAACTTGGCGACCTTCACGGAGCCGTTGGAAGTCCAGACTTCCACCCGGTCAACCCCCTCCATCTCCGTTTTGCAACGAGCTTCCTTGAGTTTCGCCAATTGCTCAGCGACGGGGACCTCGGGACCGGAGACCAGTTTGTAACTGTCCCCGACGACAACAAATGTGATGGCGCGGCGCATGGCGGAGGTTAGGCGCTGACGATCCGTTTGATTGCTGCCGCTTCTCCGAGGCCAGAACCGTAGTTCGCCTCAATGACGCGATACACCGTATCGCTGCCGGGAGCGCCCCAGGCGCGGTATTCCAACGTGAGTCCGGAGGCCGGATCGGTGATCGAGCGGTAATCGCTCATGAGCTTGCGTATTTCCTCGGCGGGCTCGATGGGCGAGAAGGCGACCAAGATGGCCGACATGTAGGCAGCCATGCCGACAAGGTTTTCACCATTGGCAGGGACAAGGTTGGTCGGACGGAGATTGAAGGAATTGAGCCGCTGGCACTTTCCTTCCCGCAGCGCCTCTTCGGTGATGGATTGGCTGGGGCTGGATTTGATCGCATCATCCTTTGCAAGGGCCGTCATGTAGGCAGAACTGAGAATGAGCGAGCGCCCGACCTGCGGCCACTTCGCCACATCGCAGACACCCTGCAAATCCGCGACATCGTCGGAATCGAAGGCATTGGCAGCGGTCGTGAGCGACGCCGCGCCAAAATTTGCAGCGGTCACAATCGAGAGCACATCGGCAATCACATCCTCCGCCAGCTTTTGACCCTTGATGCGACCAAGCTCTTCGGGGTTCAGCTTCGGCTGACGCGCCTTCTCGGCACTGGTATAGGCCATGGGCTGATACTTGCGGCGATTGATCGTCACTTCGCGGGCCTGCGTATCGCCGGGCTCAAAAACGTAAGTCCCGTCAAAGTCCTTGGAGTCCGCTGTCTCCAGGGGGTAGTAAGGCACAACAACCTTGTCCGTGCCCTTCAGCACTTGGTCGTAGAACGCTGTGCAGAATCCCCGGAGCGGCAAAATGTCTTCCATAAAGGCCCGGAGAGCGGCATCCAGAATCTCATCCACTTGAAGGCTCGAATCGATGGTATTCGCAGCCCCCAGGCTGTAACCGCGCTGGCGAGCCATGAAGGTTTGTGCGAGCATGGTGCCGACAAGAAAACCGGCAACCGGATGGACGCGAAAGGCGACAATCAAAGTGACGGCCAGGATAAGAAGGGCTTGGAGCTTGAGTTTCATGATTTTGGTATTTTTCGGAAAGCGGTGTGTTTGTTTTTCTTTGGGTGTCAAATGCCGGTTTACTTGCTGGCGGCCGCACGGGCAGAAGCCGCCCGCCGGAGAGCCGCGCGATTCTTGCGCAGAAATTCGGTTTTTTCGCCGCCGGTGAGACTCTCGTATTTCGAAAGCAATGCGTCGTCGCTGGCGTCCTCGCCTTGCGAGGCCGGGAGTTCCCCGGGCGGGACCCCGATAGAGGCCATGGCATCGATAACCCCCGCCGCGACATTGGACTGGCGATCTTCCAGAGAAGCAACGGTGCTGGCGAGCTGATCGCGACCGGCGCGAAGTTCGGCCAGTTCGGAATTCAACTCGGCAATGGTGCGATCGCGTTGCTCGATCGTCGCCAAATGCGCCGTGACAGCGGACTTCAAAGTGGCGATCTCCCCAACCAAAGCCCCACGGTCCTGCATGTAGGCGGAGGCCCGCGCGAAGATGTTGCTCTTTTTTGGAGCGGAAGCCGACTCAGGAGCCGGAGGATCAGGCGGAGGCACCGGAGCTGCCGGAGCCGGTTCCTTCGGAGCTTCCGGTGCGGGAGCGGACGGAGCGGCGGGATCAACCTGAGAAGCGGGGGCAGGGACGGAAGTGCCCCCGGCGGTGGCCGTGTCGGCGGCAAGGAATCGGGAACCGAGAAGCGAGAAGCGAGAAATCTTCATTTGTGATTTTGAAGTTGTCAAATGGGATCGGGCGCCAAGAGGGCGGAGACAAGGGCTTCGAGGCGCGGGGCGGTGGAGTCGGCGAGGCCGAGAGCGACGGCGTCTGTGCCGTCGAACCACTGCCCTTCCATGGTGGCAGGAAGCACGTCAGGCCGGGCGGCGGAGACAAGGGCGCGAAACTGCGCCCCCAACTTATCGGCGCGACCCTGCATAAAGGCCCGTTCCTCCTCGGTCCACGCCTTGCCATCGAGCCCGATCGCTTTCAGCTTTCCACTCTTGAAGAGTTCCAGCTTGAAGCCGTTCATCTCCCATTCGCGGGAAGAGTCGATGCAGGCATTGTAGGTGCCGATGCAGCCAATCTGGGCGCTGGGCGTGACATGGATCTCCCGGCACTGGCTGGCGAGCCAGTAACCGGCGGAGCAACACTGTGTCTCACTCCAAGCAATCACCCTCTTGGCTTGGCCTGCGGACTGGATGCGTTCCCCAAGTTCGGGCAGGCCAACCAGCATTCCGCCAGGGGTATCGAAATCCAGAAGCAACGTGTGGATCATGGGATCGGCCAGGCTGGCCTCCACGGCCTCGGCTATGTCGTTGTAGTCGCAGCCGCCGCAAAGCAACTCCAAACTGGACAGGCTTTTCCCGAGAACGCCATGCACCGGGATCCAAGCAATGCCGGAATAGCACTCCACCTGGCAACGCGCCGGGGCGTCCGCGTCCCGTTCGTCCATGAAGGCTTTGGGCTGCTTGAGGTATTCGTTGAGCAGGCGCCCCATGGCGGCATGCTTGTCGGGACGGATGCACCAGGGCTCGAAATAGAATTTGGTGAGAAGGTTGGCGAATTTCATAATTTACGGCTCCTCTTGTGAACCCGGGTTCACAAGAGGGGAGGGTTGGTTTTCCGGATCGGCGGCGGGATCGGCAGGATCGGGGAGAGCCGCTGAGGGAAGGGAGCCCTGCGACATGCCCAAAAGCGTGATGGCTTCCGCGCGGGAAAAGCCCTTGCCAGCAAGCGACGCGACCTGATAGGCAATCTCTTCGGACCAGTCGTCTACATTCGGCTTCCAGTCTTCGGCGAATTGCTCGGCATAGTGGCGACGAAGGGTAAACATGCCGCTGCGGCGCATTTCGATGTTGAGCTTCCCATCCCGCCCGCGATCGACGGTCAAGCGGGGTTGACCAATCCAACCGACCTTCCACCATTCGGGGTCCTCACAGCGCGGAAGGCGGCCCGCCTTCATCTCGCAGGCCATGTGATAGACCCAGTAGCGGGTCAGAAAGAGATCCACGAGGAGCTGCCGCTTTTCATCCACCCACTGCGCGGCATCGGCCAGCAGGAAACGGTTGCTCGTGCCGTTGATCTTCCCAACAAACCACAGGACTTCCGGCGACAGACCCACTCCCCAGGACATATCGCGAATCAATTCGGCGTCGAACGCCATGACGTTCGGGTGGGGGCGCTGGTCGAACAGCAGCTTGAACTCCTCTCCATCGCCCAACTCGGGAACCTTTCCCCCGCGCATCACCTCTTCCAAATCGAGCTTGACGTCCGGGCGCGAGGGATCCGGCGCAACGCGCGAAAGGCGACCGCCCATGCCCGCGCTTTTGCGCGGAGCCGCCGCCGGGCGCGTGCGATAGAAGGCGAGGGTATTCGCCGCCTTCTGCTGAAGCTTGATCTCGCGGAAATTGTCGATCCGATCGTGCAGGTGGTTGATGGCGTGCGCAAACCCCGTCACGCCGCGCGTGTGACCAAAGCTCTCGTAATCCGCAAAGAGCACGGCGTCCGCCGCCGACACGGTAAAGCTGCCGGCGCCGTTGAGGATGTTGTAGGCCAGGGGTCGGTTGTAGCCGTTGGTGAGCACCCCATTTTTCCACGCCTCCGGCGACGTGGCGGAATTGCCGATCTGATGGGCTTCGTAAACCATGATGGCCGCGCCACCATTGGCCGTCTTCGTGAAGACGGGCAAGAGATCCCCATCCTGAATCATCGCCGAGATCAACTTCGGCTGAATGGAGTAGAAGTTGTATTTTCCGGATACGTCAAAGACCTGGGCAGAGCCAGCCCGGTTCTCAAAGTTGGCTTCGGCCAGTTTGTTCCACTTTTCATCCGACGTCTTGGGGACAGGCGAGAGAAAGCCCACCATCTGCCCGGCACCACGGACAACGCGGCGCGCGAAGCCGGAATTTTTTGGAAACCACCGAGCCTTTCGCAAAAGTTCGCGATGCGTGTATTGATCCAGTTCCCGACCCGTTTCCAGCGTGGGAACATAAATGAAACCGCGGTTCGTGCTGTAGTTTGCCCCGTCCCAGGAGGAAAGAGCCTTCTCTGCCGCACGAGCCGCGCGGACAGCCTTCTTTTGAGGACGTCGCTTGCTCATGTCGCCAGGCGCTGAGTAGAAAAGTCGAGGTGACTCACACGGGAGGGAATGCCGGCCGCCGAAGTCGCCGACTTGATCTCCAGCGCGGACAGGAGTTCCGAGATGATTTGCTCGGGATTCCCGGAAAGAACTCCCTGATGCCCGCCGCCCTCGAATTGAATGGAAACAACCGTGACGCCACGTCCGCGCGCGTCGAGTGCTTTTTTAAGCGCGGCCTCCAATTGTTCTTTGGTGTAAAGCAACGCGTAAGCGTCAACAACGTCTTGATTGGCCATCTTGCGATTCTGGCCGTGTCAAAAAATGAAAAGCCCGGCACGCTCGCGCGCACCGGGCCGGTTCCCCCCAGAACAAGGAAGGGATGGTGTCAAAAAGTCAGGATTTACCCTCCGCTTTTTTTGCTTTCGTCCACCGCGCCATCGCAGCTTTTCGGGCATGATCCGAGCCCCGGGATTTCGACTTGCCCGTCCCGGCTTTCCCGCCCTTCGCTCCGATCTGGGCCAGGTATTTGCTGATGATCGACTTCTTGGTTGGCATCGGCTTTGAACTGTAAAACCGCAACTCCATCGGCGTGGAAAGACAAAAATCCGGCGCGGGTGGCAGAGTCGATGAGGTGAGTCCAAATATCGGAACGATTCATAGGTGGGTTTTATGCACAAGCCGGTTGAGGAGTCAAGCCCAGGATTGAAGCGCCTGCTCCTTGGCCGCTTCATCGGCAGCTTCGGCATCGGCCAAGAGTTGAGGCGAAAGCCAATACCAAATGATGAGAAGCTGCTTGAGAGCGTCGCCAAAGTCGTTCGGGGTCCCGGGATCTTTGGCCCATTTTTCCCGCTCGAATCCCATGGAATCCATCTTCGTGGTGAGCCTCTCGGAACACAGCTCCTCCACAAACTCAGCTTCCACATCCCATGGGAGATAGAGACGGGGGCCTTTCTTCTTTCCCGCAAGGATCTTCGGGAGGTCTGCGACCCGTGCAAGATAGAGCTGCTTCTTGAACGCGTCATCGTCGAAGTGGTAGACGATAAGGCTATTGCCATCAATTTCGGCATCGGACTCACTGACGAGCTGCCGCACCTGAATGCCACCGCGGCCCTTGGATGGCACAAACAAGCCGTCGCTGCGAAGACAGAACCGGCGAACCATCTCATAGAGGTGGCCTTCGTCAATGATGCCCTGGTCAATGGTGCGTGTGTCGCCATCCCACTCTCGGGCTTTCGGGTATTCCCAGGGCATCCCGATCGGGATGGGCGTGGCTGCATCGATCAACAGTTCATCGATCGCGAGCGTTTGACCATAATTGCAGACATACAGGTCGCCATTGCGGGTAAAGCCGCCGCTGACCCATTTCCTGACATCGCCCTGCACGTCCGCGCCCATGGCCGTAAGCAGCGGCGCCACCGGAAGAGTCCCGCGGCGGTAGCGCGGGGTGACGCAGCGGCAAGCAAGGACGTCTTCGGGCTTGCGCTCGTTGCGCTTCAACCGGGCTGGCTTGCCGAGGCGGTCGGTGCGGAACGTGGTCATTTTCGCTTCATTTTTCAACCCCGCGATATATTCGCACGCAAGAATCCCCCAGGCGGCCGTGGAGAACTGCGAGTAAAGATCGGATTCCTGTATGCTCAGGCGGCCGGGAACCGGGCGGGGATTTGTCTGCACCCAGCGGTGCTGCAGCAGCATCTCCCGCTTGTGCTTTTCTTCGATCGGTTTCCGGCAGGTCGAGCATTCGTAAAACGTCTCGCGCTTCACACGCTCAAGTTCGTATTCACCCCCGAAATCCTTGCAGTGGTCGAAACGCATATTCTCCCAAAGCAACTCCTGAAATGAGCCACAGTGTGGGCAGGGCACACGGCAGACGTGCCGAGTGCCGTCCTTCCATTCTTTATGGGTGATGTGCGATTCCGTTTTCGGCTTTGAAACGCAATAGATTTTCGCGTCGGAGACGGATTTCAGGCGGGAACGAAGATCATCGAGGTTACTGGGCTTCCCGGGAACAGGCGGAGGATGACTGTCGGCCTCATCCAGAATCGCCAATGAGGCGGGCTTGTTTTGAAAGGAGCCCTCCGCCGCGCCGCCAAGCATGTAAACCAGCATCCCGACCAGATAGAGAGTGAGATTATTCATCCCTTCTCCGCCGCCCTGGATGCGGGAGGCGGCAGCGGGGCACCCTCGAATGAGCGGCTGGAGGCGAGACCGGTTGATGCGCTCGGCCTCGGTCTGAGTGTCGATGGCGTAAATGACGTTCTTTCTCACCTCGGCAATCCACCACACAATGACCAGGAGCAGCGCAAGCGTGACGCCCACCTGCGAGGACTTCATCACGATGCACTCGCGCCAGATCGTGTCGGCTGGCGTGTCTGGAAGGAACTCGACATTGTCGGAGAACCGCCCGGCCGCAAACTCCATCACAATGCGGTTTTGTGGAGCCAGGCTCGAATCGTAGGGACCGGCATAGTCGATTGACTCTTCGGTTGCCAGTTCGGTCTTCTGGGCTTCATGCCACGCCCAGGGCAGCAAAGCGCTGCGCGGCTGGTAGAACCCTTGGAAACTTTTGACCAGAAAGTCCCGGACCGACGACTCGATGACAATATCACTCATGTGCGCGGAATTTGCTGTCCTGCAGTCGGGAAAAAAGTCGGTCAACTTCGTCCTGAAAGGCGCGGTCATCCGAGACACTGACTTCACGGCCGGTCTTGACAGCCCAGCGGCGCAGAAGGGAGCGCACCCCGGATTGAATGACACCGTGAATTTCCGCGAGTTCCCGAATGATATCGACTCCCAGCCACATGTCTCCGGATTTGCGGAGCACTTCTGGGGCAGCCTTTTCCAACGACCGCAAATGATCAGCCAGATCTTGCCAAGTTTTTTGCAGCGTGCGGATCTTGCCCTCATCCGGCGGATCTTCGTCGGCGGCCTTCTTATATCGGCGGTGAGCCTTGGCCTCCTCGTCTCGCGTCCGTAGCAAACTCGCAAGAAATCCCGTGGACAGCACAGGCTCCTCTTCCGAAGGGGAAGATGTCTCCGACTCATCAGACAGCGAGGGCGGGACCTTTACGCTTGAAGACGACGGCTCGGACGGAGGATTGCTTGATGCAAAGCGACTGGCGGCAGAGTAAAGCTTGTCCGGAACCCGATGATCCATGACCGCACCCCACCAGGCAGGCATTTCGCGCGGATCATCGAGGGGTGGGGGATTCCGCTTGGCGAGACCGGCGGAGATCCAGTTGTTGATCGTCCGGACTGTCGCCCCATAAAGTTCTGCATAAGCCGTTCGCGGGCGGCCATAAATATCGCGACCGCGCATCTTGGAGTTGTGTTTTCGCAAAACCCCGATCGGAATAAACGGTTCAATCTCGGACAGCTCGGCATCGCTCAGGCGCTTGCCCGAAGTAAATTTTCGGACAAGCGCCGCGATGCGGGCTTTGTAGAGCTGGTCTTTTTGATCTGGCGACAGTTCAGGATTCATAGGTCAAGTTCAGTCTGTGAGTCCCGGCGGATCTCTCGCGCCTCGGCCTCGTAATCCTGCGGGAGACCGGCAGCCAGGACGCAGCCCTCCTTCCAGAAGTGCGCCCATCCCCGGCGGCGGGCCCTGCCTCGCGACGTGTGACGATCCAGCGCGAAGTCGGGAACCTCTCGCGTGGGGAGAGGGCCTTCGTAGTTGAGGATCAGCGCGTGATCAACGCAGCGGCTTTTCTCCGAGCGGCAAAGGAGCATGACGGCGTGGACCAGGAACAGACGTTCGGGCTCGTGCTTCGCATCGTCCTTGCGGCGCTGGTCTTTCCAATTCTCAAACAGCGCCCGGATCGCAACGCACGCGAGAGGATTCGCCATTCCCACATCCTCGCTCGCGACAATCCTGAGGCGCTTCCACACGTATTCCCCGAAACCAGCCTTGTCCAACTCCGTGGCCCAAAACAGGGCATCACGCTCGAGCCCGCGCCGGATGCATTTCTGCAACGCGCTGGCGACCTCCCCGCATTGGTAACCGCCCGGGGTGACTCGTTCGGCGAATGTCATTTCACCCCTTTCTGAGCCCCGGCCGCTGCCAAGAACGCAAAAGAATCGTTGATTGCGGACCTCACATTGCAACCGACGCCGGAAAGGCAACCTTCGGGGACCGACCATTTCGCGATCGTCAGCGCGGTGGCGGCCGGAACGCCGTGGACACGGCGGAGAAACGCGGCTGTCTCTTCGACACTTGGAGCGTCCACCCGGAACCGAATGAACCGGGATTCGAGGCGGCCCTTGTTCGCCTCGCGGAGTTTTGCGAATTCGTTTGTCGTGGCGAGCACGGCGAACTTGCGGGGCTGGTAGTCAAGAAAGGTGAGCATCTCCGACACGCCGGCCGGGGACGCCTTGTCGATCTCATCAATGCGCTTCACCGTCCACGGGCTGAACAGATTTCCATACATCCCGTTTTGCGCCCAGTTCCGAACCAGATCCACCGTAAGGCTCTGACCATTGACGCGCTCAACCGCGTGTGGAGTCCCAGCAAGATCCAGCGCAACAATGTCACAGATGGCCGTCTTTCCCACTCCAGGGTCGCCATCCAGAAGGATGGCGACTTTTTCTTTGAACCGGGTTTCCAGCAAATGGCGAACAGTCGCCAGCACGAGAGAGGCGGGGCCGATCAACTCTTGCATGTGAGTTCCTCCAGTTTGCGGGCCACGGATGCAGCACCGCGCTTGTAGAGGGTAACGCAAAGCAACTCCTCTCCGATATACACAGCCCAATTTCTGGAACCGTAGCGGGCAACTCGGACGCTCATTATGCTGCCCTCCCTGCCAACTGAATGACGTTGAGACGTTCACGGACGATCGGCTTTTCCGACACGTTCCGAATTTTCTTTTCGGGACTGGATTGTTCCGGCCCCAGAACCATGGCCGCGAACGCAAACTCTGCCGGGGTGGCAAAGAGTTGCACGGCCACGGCACTCCAGGGGGTAGCGCTTTTGCTTCGGTCGCCGAAGCGATACCGGTAGTCGTGCTTTTTTGAGCAGACGTAGATATCGCCACGCTGCCATTCCTCAAAGGCTGGGGCGAGGGTTTCGATGTGCCGGGCCGCGCGGACCAGGCGATTGGTTTTCGACACGCCGGCGCGGCGGATCGCGATTGCATTTTCTGATTGCATTGGTTACTTTCCTTTCGCCCGAGGCGCGTGTTGATAGCACGCTGACCGCTGATTCGGTTACTTTCCGCGGCGGTCGGCCTCGGGCATTCAATACACGGAAAGCAGACTCTTCTTTCTCGCGCAGATTTCCTGACGTCCAAAAAATTCAGCAGAAAAATTTTTCGGAAAAAGCGGCGGCAGGTTGACACGACTCAATGACTCTCAGTAGGGCAGGGACAGGGTGACTTTCTGAACCCCTGCATAATCGCGTTTCCGTGTTCCTCCATGCTTTCCCACTGTCACGACATCACCGAATTTTTGGCGCAGAATCTCCACGTCGCGGCGCTCAGTCTCTGAATTTCGATGGAGCGACTGACCGCCGGCGCCGGTGAAGGTCTCGCGCTGACAGAAGGCATAGCGCGTATCCTTCAGGCAAATGCGGTGCCGATAGGCATTGAGAAGCCCGATATCGTAATCGTTTTTCGCAACGATCCTTTCATCGAAGCGAAGCCCATGACCGGCACGGAACCCCATGGCACAGCCGTTGATGAAGCCGGTGAATTTGAAGGGATCCAGCCCACTATAATATCGAATCGTGCTGACACTCGACTCCCAGCCAAAATAATAAATCCCCAAGTCTTGGGCGAGCTGGAACGTGGCCATGATGACGGACTCAATTTCCCGGGGATCCGTGACTTTGCGGCGAGCGCTTTCACTCGGGTCAGTGAAGCAACGCGCCATATATTCCAGATCATCGTCAAGGAACACTATCCCATCTTCATCCGAACAATGCTCAAACATCCAATTCAGTTTCGGAGTAAGGCCAACGATCGAATCCGGGTGCGTTTCAACGTGGGAAGTGACCGCCAAATAGCTTTCGCGCTGGGACTCGGGAACAACCACGGTGAAGTTGTCCAGAAGCCGGTGGGTTGTCATCGAATCAGCCCGCTTGTGAGAGGGTATGCAAATTCGCATGGATTGCTTTGATGAAATTGGGAAATGCCACAGCACGGCCTTCTCCCACAGTGGAATTTTTGAAACTCTGCTCCGAGCGCACCCCACACAGGTTTTTGAGAAACTGGAAGTCAGTTTCACTATCACAGTAGATCAGAACAAAATCGTGCCGTTCATTCAACCGAGCGCAGATCGGGTATTTCGGCTCCGGAGCAAGTTCACCAAGGAGCTTTTCCACTGCGTCCGCTGAATACCCGGTGACTGCGTCCGGACCGATCTGACGGAAGATCTCGGCAAGCAAATCGTGATTCGTCGAGCCCAACTCGAACAAGCGATTGTCAGCCAGGAGGGCCGCCAGTTCGGAACTTTCATCAGGAAAATCTTGAAATTCCACCGGCGCCGAAACAAGCCCCGCCCTTCGAGCGGCAAGAAACGCCCCTTCCCCGGACACGATGAATCCGCTGTTTTTTGAGACAACGATCGGACGTCTCCACCCGTGGGCGCGGAGAATCTCAACATACATGGAGAGCTGACGCTCAGGATGTTTGCGCGGATTTCCTGGACGCGGCTGCAACTCATGGAGTGGAGCCAGCCGATCCATGCGGCAGTGAACTGGAATTTCTATGGAAGCAGCGGACACATGAATAATACCGTGTCAAAAGGAAGAAAAATTTTCCGAATGGGCATGCGTAAGGAAGGTGAAATTCGGAAAAACTGAAGGAGATAAGGGAATGCGGAAAAGATTCCTTGCCGGAGGGGGTGTGAGTTCTGTTTTTTTCCGCTTAAGCAGGCAATTTTGATCTCCCACTATCCAACAACAAAGGCAAAGCCTTTGGAGATTACTGACTTACAGTGTGGGAAAGTTATATGGGAATAAGGGAAAGAAAAAATAAAATGATGGGCGCGGGAAGACTTGAACAGCACGGCGCGACGGTGCCTGGGAATGATCAACCTCGGCCACGTGGGAATGTCACAGGGAAAGTGGCTGCCGGCACGGTGGAAGGGCAAGAGCGGCCGCGGAAAGCAGCACGGGGAAAATCGACCGGCCGCCGCCGGCGGCCGAGAGCATCTAGGTGTGAACCCGGGTTCCTCGAGCCATGACATCAGGATCGAGAGCCAGGCCGTGGTCCGACATCGAGGCGGCCTACGGCCGCATTGTTCGCTCCACTTGCTGTCTATCCCACATTATTTGGCCCGGCGCTGGCTACGGCAAGCGCGCCTTCTTCTGGGCCTCAAACAAGTTCCACTTCGAATGACCGCCAATTCTTGGAACCCTTGCGGCCGAAACGGCAGCGACCGACTGAGTCGATACTCCACGTTTGCCCGCTTTCTCGCTGGAACAATTTGCCCAAGGCAATGCGGGAACCTCGCTTCAGCTTAAAAAAGCCGTCCTTGTCTTCATCACCGTCGATCTTTGAGACAAACAGATCGCTATCCCGGCAGATTTTAATAAGATCTTCGAATTCAAATTCAGCAGACACGGGAGGCTCATCATTCGCAGCGATCGCCTTGTTCCGGAGGTCCAGAAGCCTCTTTGAAAGAAAACCAACCAACTCGCGCATGTCGGAAGAATCCGTGTCACCGCCGGTTGTAGCATGGCGGACCTCCAAAGGATCGCCAAAACCGGCGGCGGCTACGATCCCCCCAACCACACGAGCCCATTGTTCAAAGGACGCAAGCGAGCGCGGGCCGGCGGGCCGGCCCACATGATCCCAGTGAACAACAAGCGACCACAGGGCAGACAGCATTTCCTTCCTCACATCCGCCCGGGAAAGAAACTCATCGTCAATTACCTGATCAAAAGATCGCTCGTTAATGTCTGCATCCTCGAGGAACAAATCCACAAAGAGCGCGCGGCGGTTTGAATCGCGGTCGACTTCGGCGTGGTTTGAAGAAACGAATATCACGTTCTGCTTCTCAACGACAAACTCCCGCTGACCGCCCATGTATCGACCTTTCCAGCTTGGCTGAGTATTCCAGGCGTCGAGCAGAGGTGACTGAATCTTGCGCTTTACGTTATCAAAAAAAAGATATGGGGTGTTTGCGAGCGCGGTCATCTCTAATTGCTTTCGCAACTCCTCTTCGTCCTTTCCAAACGGCAACGCGGCAGCCTCTCCAAACACACAGTAAAGAGCAATCTTGCACAGTAGCGATTTTCCGGAGCCAGGCTTGTTCGCCGAATAAATAAACATAGGCAACAGTGCCCGAGTTGGCAGCAAGCCCATACAAAATGGAGTCAACATTGCAGCCAAATGAACCGCCAGAGATCGACACATTCCAGACTTCGAATCACGATCTTCAAACGCGAAGTCCTTGAAACGATTTTTGAACCATTCGACAGCTTCATCAACAGGCATAACGCGATATTCCATATCGCTGGGCAGGGTCAAAATCTTCGACTCATAATCGTAATGCCGCGGTAGCAGCTCGATCACCCCATTCTTCCGCAGGAAAGGCTGCGGAACTGAATTCACGCGACGAATCTGACGCTGTTGGTCCAAAAAATCGAATGACGAAAGCATATCGGCGGCTACATCCTTTGGCATAGACATTCTATATTCTTTGACCTCCTCATCGTCGATCGTGCGGCGATAAAGCCAGGCATGATTGTCCACGTAGGAACGCAGCGCCTTGGAACTCAATTCCTCGATACTACCACGGGTTTTATTCAAAACCACGGGCACGCGATCCCGCAGAAACACGCCATTGGTGCAGAGAACAGCACCCACCTCCTTGTAGAATGAGGCCAACACGCGGTTTTTTCCTGGGAGGAGAATTTTCGGAATCTCCGGCTTTTCCTCCAAAGGCGTATTGGAGGCCACATCCACCGCTCCGGGTTCCGGCCGCGGAAGCACGCCCTTTTCGCGCAAAAGCGCATTTGTCGCATCAACCTGTTCGCTCATTTTTTCTTTTTCCTCATGGCAGCGATCATCTCCGAGCATTCCCTTGCCAGTTTTTCGCACTCCTCTGAAATCGGCGCGAAGTGCAATGCGCGAGTCTCGAATTTCTGCAACTCTTCAACCGTCATTTTCGACAACGAACGGGCGATTTCTCCCGCGCGCGCCTTGACTTGCGCCAACACATCCCGGCGGCAGACCAATGACGCCAGTGGTCGAGGATCCGGATCCGGAGCCAGATAAAGAAGCTTCTGGATTCCGGGCGTTGTGAACTTTTCATAAAGCGCCCGCGGACGCCCCTTGTCATCAAGGACAGCATTGCCAGCCTCATCTTTCAAAGGCCGCTTTTTTCCGAGGCGAAGACAGCCAGGCAGTCGGGTCAAGCGAACTGACGACAACGAACCGCGACAGGCACCTAGTGTGACCATGCCCTGCAGGAGCTGTGCCTTTATGCCATCCCACTCATCGCGAGTAGGGGCATCAACTTGAACCAACACGTGCACCGAGCGGGATCCGGACGTGTAGATAGCCGCGATCCGAAGCGGAAGTTGAACCACAGCAGCAAGCCACAGCCGGGCAGGGGCCTCATCGCTCTCCAGGAGCATATACCGCCATGAGCGCACGCACTCCATTATTCGCCGTGATGGTTGTCCAGGAGGCCGAGAACGCGGATTCGGAAGGTATTCCCCACTCACTGGCTGCGCAAGGAACCAAACTCCCTCCTTGCCGCGATCTGGCAACTCGGGACACGGCCACATATATTCTCCCTGTGAGTATTCGTTTGTGAAAATCAGCACTCTCTCACCGCGATCTGGATGGTAAAGAGCAGTCAAAAAGTCATTAGTAGTGCAAATCGATGGATCCAATGGACTGCGATTTGCAAGCCAAGCCGCATCAATAATTCCGGCATACTCCCCTGCAAAATTCCTCAATTTATCCGCATCATATTCCGGAGCCGGTGTGGCTTCACGACGCGGTTCAGGCCGCCAATCACGCGCGGGAACCCATGCTTTTCCATCCTTCTTTTTTGTGAATTCAGCTTTTCCAAGCGCGGAACGCAGCGAGAAATTAGCAGCTTCAACTTCACTCGTGCATGAAGCATGAAGGCAATGGATGGTTGGAGGCTTCCCGCCGGCAAGCATGATATTGCAATCCCGCGGGCCATTCGGTTTCGTGTGTCGCTCCTCTCCCGGGCACGTCATCCATCCCTTTTCCTCATCCTGCCAATCGATGGAAAAAAGAGCATCGGCCACAGCGCGCGATTCTTGCGGTGTTAAAATGTCTTCCATGGCGGAATTACCGCGATGTCAATTGACATCGCGGCATCCTATTCGATCCGGACTTCTCAAAGTCAACCTTGCGCATGGAAAGCTTTCCACGGAGATTTTTGAAAAGCTCATCCCACCCAATTTCACGATTCATGCCGTCTATATGAATCGAGTTTGCCCGCTTGCCCTGCCGCACAACAAGTTGCTTCACAACTCCAGTTACACCATGCCAACGAAGGCTGCCGAGCAGCGTTCCTGCTTCCGGGCGCTCCGGAGGTCTGTCCGGAATTGGACCTCGACGACGCCAATAGGCCTTGGTCTCCACGCCGGTTTTTCCTCGCTTGACGGCCGCCGCTCGCTTTGCTGACCACTTTGAAATTCTCATGAGAATTGCCTATTAGCTGTTCGCAGAATCCATTCCCGCGTCGATGGCTTCTCGGATCGTGTCCGCGTATGGAGCATCAAATCCAACTCCATACTGATTCCGCTCGACATCGAAGCCGACGCAGACTTGCTCCTTCTCCAGCCAATCTATGCGCTCTTTGTCTTTCCGGAGCGCGTTGGATTCTGCTTGGAGGTCGCACAGCAGTTGCGCGATTTCCTCTGGCGTTGACCGAGTCACGACAGCAATCATAAGTTCTTTCATTTGGTTCCTTTCGTTGTTGGTTTCAAAAAATCCGCGAACAAGGCCACTCGACCTAATCCCCGGCGGGCAGGTCTTTGGCGATGGATTGGGTTTTCTTGGCCGGGGATAGGTCACTGGCGACGTTCGGAGAAGAGAATCCGCGACTCTGACTCCATCCATCATCATATCCGTTCTCCATGCACCCTTTGCACACAACGTCATGCTTTTCGGTTGTGTCCGAGCAGGAAGTGCAGCATTCCTCTCCGCACACCCGGCACTCATAGACCATTTCCCCATCACAGAGTTCCCGATTGCAGCCAGGGCATTTCTCCGAACAGGGCGATGCACACGAATCGCTGCGCGATTCGTCTTTCGATTCGAGGTTATTTCCCATAATTTTCTTTCGTTGGTTAGACCGCTTCCCGCAGCGATCGGTGATCTTGGACGGTAGGTGCATTACGATCGGAAGCCAGCGTGCCGTCGATGTATTCACGGCATTCGATCAGCAGGTCACGCACGCGGTCATGCAGCGCCATCTCTGGGTTCCACATCCCGCCAGAGATTAGATATCCACTTATCCGATTGGACAGTTCAGCACCTACCAGCGCGATGCAGCCAACGCCTACCGGCGTCGTCTCATCGCTGTTTGTTTTCGTTGTTTCCATAGTTAGTTTTTGGGTTGTGCCACGCTTTCATCGGCGCGGCTGATCTCAGTGTTCGGAATACATGAATCCGCCTCTAGTTTTTCGGCCATCTCATCGCAGACATCAGCCAGGATGTGCATTCGTTCCGTCCTAGCGTCGTTTCCAATCTCGCGGAGCCTCCGGGCGAATCTCGCGTGAGGCGAGAAGTGTTCCCTTGCTGCCCGCACAAGTCGTCCGAGGGCGTCAATTAGTGGCGGTTGCGCGTCGGGTGAGACATGGGCCACAGCCCCGCCGTCAAGCGCGATGGCAATAGATTCCGAACAGGGCGGCGCAGCAAATCCCCCACCGTCGGGCGTCTTGGCTTCGGTTTCGTCAGTCGTTTTTAGGTCGTCGTTTGGCATAGATTAGTTGGTTGTGGTGGGGGATTCCTGGCCTTGGTCGTTGGGCATATCAGGATACGGAAACCACCACTCCACCCACGGGCATGGGAACAGTTGCTCTCCAGCTTTCAGCCAGAATCCCTTACTGCCGTCTTCGCGGACCCACCAGATCCCTTCGGTCGCGACGTAGTTTCCGCCGATCATGAATACCCTGGTCATCCATGCTTTCGGTGGCTCGCTCGCTGGTCGCCAAAAATGCCCAACAAGCGGATCGACGAAACAGCTACCGCTGTTTGCGTCGAATCCGCGCCCGCTCCCATTCCGATTTGCGCCGTTCTGCGAAGCGAGCAGCCACGCCACTTTGCTCGCGATTGTGTTGCGGAGATGCGTGGGCCATGTCGTTGGGCGCGTCTTCACCACGTCGGGATAGTAGTGGCGAAGATCGGAAAGCACGGCATGGGCGAGATCGTCAGCCAGCTCCTCCTCCTCTTTTGTCGGCTTGCGCGGGCGTTCCGGCTCCGCGTAGCCCGTTGCCGCATCGATCATCATTTCGATTGGCGAGCGTGACGCAGAACCCGCCACTACAGCGAACCCCGGCCCGCGAACCTGTTCCGCTTCGGCGGGGACTGCTTGGGAAGATTGGTGAGGAGTGATCATAACATTTATTCTGGCCGGGGTTCGCTGACCGGGTTGTTCGCAGGAATATCGGCTGATCCACGAAGATCGAGTTCGCTTCCCCATTCGGCCCCCATGTCGATTCCGAGCTTTTTGGCCGCGTCGATGATCCCTCGTTGCGCGTGGTCAGCATCACTCAGCGGACCATCCTGTCGGTATTTATCGAGCGGCAGTCCGGCCATGTGGCGGATGTGGCGCATTGCGTAGGTGAGCGAGTAGACTGCGCTTTGCAGGTCCGCAGCCGCCACCGTGAATTGATTTGTTGGTGCGTGGTATTTCATAAAATCATGCGAACAGGCCCGTCCAGGGAATCGCCAGCCTGCGGGACTTGTGTCGATGCCGGATTTCCGGCTTCGGGATTTTGAGTGCTCACGGCTGGCCCTCCCCGGCTGGCGATTCCTGACGGCGGTCGTTAGATTCCAGAGGGTGCGGAGCTACCGCTCCAGCGAGTATCGCTTTCATACTCCACACATCCCTTCACACTCGTTTCCGAACATATAGCCCTGCCCGCGTTCTTGATCCGTGCTCAGGTCAACGTCGGAGAGTGGTTTCATGGACCGATGCACAAACCATTGCGAGGTTGCGAGCGGTTTTCCGTTTGCGCGGTTTTTTACCCCGTTTCTGATGGCGGCGTCCACCGCGACAGCTTCCGCCCAGGATGCCGGATCATTGTCCTTCATTTCGCGCCAGAGACGATTATCGTGATAAGGGCAGAACGTGCAGGCCGATTTCGGTGGTGTTGGGTGCCAGTGCGTTTTGAGCCAGCGCAAGCAGTCGTATCTGCTCATCCTGCGGTCTATCAGCGGCCATGCGTGCTCCACGAACGAGAGGCGACTTGGTTTCATTCGCTGGACCTCATCCAGCGAGATCCCTATCCAGAGCGAGATTACGGGAGTTTTCGGGGCACGTTGCCGGGGTTTCAGCCCAGCTAGTTCGCGGAGTTTCCGATGGATCGGAATCAACTTGAAGTCTTGCGTGCATTGCCGGTTCAGCATCCCGCCCGTGCTGACGAAGAATGGGGGCCGTGCATCCATGCGTTGCTCTCCCCGCGTTGCCGCCATGATTTGTTCGGTGAGGTTTCCGGCTGTCACTGTCAGCACCGGGAACGGGAGATTTTTCGAGAGGTATTCGAGTTGGTCATATACCGCTTTGGGTTCCGCCTGGGTGTCCGCGAAGATTGCCGCATGTGGCATCGGGCCGATTTCGCCAGCGGCAGCCATGAGAGCAAGCGCACTGCTTTGCACTCCCGCGCCAAGCGACAAGATAACCAATTTTTGAGCGGCTTCGCCGCTTATGTTTTTCGCGCCCCCTCTGGAATCTAACAGTCCATGCAAGGAATGGCTTGGAATCGGGGCTGTTGTGATGGCGCTGTTCTCCATATTATTTCGAGTAAGGAGCAGCGTTTCCGCCATCCCTGATGGTTGTGTTGGCCAAAAAATATCGCGCGACCCATACCCCTATTGGACATCCAAGCACGCCGCCAAACCCGCCAAGCACCACAGAAATCACCAAGATATGGAACAGTTTATTCCCATCCTCATCGCCGGACTTTCTGGCGGAGCCGCTGCCGCATTGATCACATCTATTTTTTCCGAGGTTGGTCGGAAGCGGACGCTCGATGCAGAAATGAGGAAGACCGCGGTTGAAGCCGGATTGGAGGTATGGCGACACATGAACTCCATCAAGTCCGAGCTCATCAAGGCTGGAGGCAAAGGCGACTTTCATTTTGAGGCTCCCTACGGATACATTTCTGTCATGCTTCGAGTTGCTCATATTGCCTCCGACGCAAGCATTTCCTGCAAAGACGCAGCTGATCGGATTCAAAAAGAAATAAAATAAGGCCAACAGAGCGATGCAGTTAATCCCCATGCCTTCGGCACTTCTGTCACGATTCCTGCTGACGCAGGAAGTCGCGCCAGAAGCAAGTGGGGATACCTGATCGCGGACGTTTGGCTCGTCGATGTCCGTGATGGTTATGGCCGCAATCTTACACTCCTTGTCACCGTAAACGCTGCCCCATTCCGCTGGATCAGGCGCTGCGTCCAGCACGGAAAACGACTTGATGCGGCCCGTCAGGCGCTCACGCTTTCCATAGCCACACGAGAGAGTCACGGGTCGACCAGTCCAGCATGTGCGTTCATTCCAACGAGGCCCATACGGTCGATATTCCGTATCCTTGCTCCCCACACGGAATTTTAAAAACCATTCGGTTCGCAGCGGGATGAATAGAGGCAGAGCGGAATCCGCAGCGGGCGGTTTTCTGTGGGTGGCCATGGTATTTTTCGTTACAACGCCGCGTAGACTCCAGGAGAAAGCTTCTTCGTGAGATTCCTTCCAGTCGTTGAAAACCAAACGCTGACTTTTACAGGCAGCATATTCACCTTTTCCGAAATATCCTTTAGCGGCATTCCCTCGGGACCGGCTGGAGTCAGAATATCCATGATTTTTTTCGAAACACCGGAAAGCGATTTCCCTTTTTTCTGCTTCGCCGCGACCTGAGCCGGCGCGACCCGCAACTTTATTTCTGCAGATTTCCGAGCCGACTTAACTCCGGCATCGGCCTGTTTTTTGAACTCGGCTGCAGCGGACTCAATCGAAAGCTTTGGCTTTTTCCCATTCTCGGCCAGATCGCTTTTTACCCGACTGCGAATCTCTTCGAGATCAATTCCGTAAATTTTTGCGAATGCCTCGAACTCGGACGAAACACCTTCATGATTTGACACCCCAGTATGCTCCGCCGGAGAAGCCGCCCATTTCATCGCGCGAGAGAGCATAAGCAGTACAACGATCGAGACCAAATCGTTGTCAACTGCCCCCTTGAAGCTCTTTCGGAGAGCCGACTCAAAATCCTTGCCTCCATAGTTTTTTTCAATCGCCGGCTCCACATCAAGACACTTGCACATGAGCCAGAGACCGTCTGCGGCAGCAAAATCGAATCCGAGATCCAACATATTCGTCCAAAAACCAGCAACAAGGCCCTGTTTATGAATCGCCGCGCGAAGGGCATGCATAGATTCGAAAGCAACTTGTCTACAGAACTTCTGACGCTCGCGCAGCCGCGATTTATTCGCAGCAGCGGCTGCATCATCCAGATCCGAGCCACGGCCTGTCTTGATCGCCGGTTCCTCGCCACGCGCCGCCGCTGCAAGCTTCACCGCGGCGACCGCCTGGCGGCGATCCACAAGTTCAAGTGGTCGTCCTCGACGATCCCGCACCACTATAATTTCGGGGGCAGCGGGAGAATCCGCTATCAGTTTCTTCCAGGTCGGGGGCTTTTTAAAATTCCCGCGAAGTTCTTGCGACGGAACCTGCTCATTCAGCACAACGTAAGGAGCATCCCAACGCAGCCCGCTGCCATGAGGATCCAGGATCTTCGATCCCTCTTCTTCAGAGAGCACTTTTTTACCAGCCTTCAAAGCCGCCATCCTCTCCTCTTCCCAGGAAGCATCACGCTTCGCATTAAAACACTCCGGGTGCGTGCAAACACTCGATGCGCGTCCGCCGGAGACGATATCAGCAAAATCCTCAGGATCGTTCCCCGCCAAAAAGGGACAGTCTGAGCAAGCACCGCCAAAGCAGCGGGCTCCCTGGGCATCCACTTGCGAAGGGATCAACTCAGCATCAGTGAGCTTCCACGGTGCCCCCTTCAGGTCGGCCATGAAGTGCTGACGGATATGGACCTCTGCCTTTCTCTTGGTCAATGGCTCATCTTCGAATTGCGGCTTGAGCACCTCCGTCAACGCTATCGCTCGTTGCGCTTCACTCGGAATCCTGCAAATCAATCTGGCCACAGAAAATGACAATGACCCATCCGCGACCGCCTGCCTTCCAGACGGTGGGAGGCGGCGCAAACGCACGCGCTGACGCACATAGTTCCGCGTTTTGCCCAACTTCTCAGCAAGGCTCTCAATCGTCCAGCGAGGCCTCCCATCTCCACTTCGCATGTCCAGCAAGGCTGACAGACCATCGGCTTCATCAAGCACAGTCAGATCTTTGCGCTGCAGGTTCTCCATGAGTTGCAGCTCTAGAACATCTTCGTCGCTCAAATCATCGCGCACGATCGCCGGAACGGTTGCCAGCGAAGCAGATTTTGCACCACGCAAGCGGCACTCGCCTGCTATCAACTCGAACTCTATACCTTCCGGCCCCAGCGGTTCGCAACGCCGCACAAGGAGAGGATTGAAAATTCCGCGGTGACGGATGCTGGCTGCCAGTTCGGCAATGTATTCCTCCGGAAACTCCTTCCGGGGGTTTGTTTTGCTCGGAACAATATTTTCAATTGGGATTTCGATGAGATTCATGTTTTTCATTCGTGACCACGGCGGCGGTTGTGATTCCCCTCGGCAGCGGCCGCGTATTTTTCGCAGGCCGAGGATGACTTTTGACCAGGGAGCTGCGTCCCAAGGAAACCGGCCGCCTTAAGGCGGCGATTGACGATTTTTTTGACCCTGTAAGACCCGGCAGCACGAGACTCACCCAGCAACAGGCCAATCTCGTGATGCGTCATGTTCAAGATGAGATCCGCGCGACGCGCCTTGACCCAAGCGTAAACACGCCGTATCACGTGTCGAGGATCCGGGCCGTCCGCAAAAAAATACTCGAGCTGACGATCCGCTCCTTCACATCGGATCGCGAACTCCTCCGACGATTCCCCCTCCTCCCGCGAAATAAGCTCAGCCAATGGCGTGCGATGGTAAACAGGTTCCCGGCCATGGGCCGCCTCGCGCGAATAGACCCTCTTGAGCGTGGCGTCGATGACAGTTTCGTGGTTCATAAAAGTCGGCTCCTGATTTCCGCAAGTCCATCAACAATCTCCCGGGAAGTGAGCAAGCGATTGCAATCAGCCCTCTCCTCCTGGGGCACGGTTTGAATCGCGGCGCGATCCTCATGCAATTGGAGTTCCAAAGCGCGATCCGCCTGCCGTCTGGTCTCCACGCGCCAAACGCGAATGGCTTCAACAAGGCCCAGCCGATCCAACTCCACTGCACCCAGCGCAATAGCACGCTGACGGCGAATCGACGTCAAATCGTAATGCGGAAGAATCGCCGCCGTTTGATACCATGCGCGCGGCAGACCGAGTTTTTTGGCAAAATCATGAAGGTCTTCCGACCATCCTGGAAACGTGAAAAGATGGCATGATTTAACCTGCGTCCACGCACCATCGCGGCGCAGACGGCGCAATTCGGACACAAAAAACGTGCTCCCCCACCGACCATGAAAGGCGTTGTCCTCAGTCACAAACATCTCCATTCAATCTTTCGCCCGAAAACGGCACCATTGTTGTCATGCACTCGAGAGCCCGGGCTTCCTCTTCCTCCCTCGCGTGATTTCGTAAAATGGCCTCGAAATTCAAAAGCTGTGCAAAATGGGGATAACAGACAGGACACCCATCCCGATCCAACAGTCGAGCCGTCGTGAGTTCTCCTAATGCAGCGCACAACACGCAATTCTCACCCTCGAAACTAGGAGGCAGATCGATCAGTCTCATCCTCGGAATCCCTTGTTTTGAGCATTCCGCCAGCGTTCGGCACGGCGTGCCCACCACGACTTCATGGCCAGGCGATGCCGGATCGGCTCAGTCAACCAAAGATAAATCTTCCAGATTCCATATAGGCAGAGCGAAAAAAGCGTGGCGAAACACAGCACCGCAAACATCTTGCTGTGGTAAAAAAATGCCAGGAAGGGGCAGACACCCGCGCAGGCAATAGGAGATAAAATGCGATACTTTGCTACCGTCCTGCTACCGCATTTTTGTAACTCGCTTAAATAAAGCGAATTAAATGCACCCGGCGGGGGTCGAACCCACAACCTACGGCTTCGGAGGCCGTCACTCTATCCAATTGAGCTACGGGTGCTTTGAGGAAAGCAGAGTCTCCGCGATCTTTCGGGAAACATCAAACGGAAAACAGTGCCGGAGGACATTTTGGCCCGAACCATCGGGGAGACGGGGAGAAAAACAATTTTTTCCAAGCCGGTGCCCCTTTTCATTTCTGTGAACATGGCGGGACAAAGCGCCGTCAAAATCCGCAGGGGAGAAGGCCGAAAGGCGCAGTGGAGCGGGTGACGAGACTCGAACTCGCGACATCAACCTTGGCAAGGTTCCTGTCTGCGAAGGTGTGGTAGTAAATTTAGGTAGCAAAATGATAAAAATCTCATCCGTTCTCTCTCCTTTCAGAAAGGGCAAACTGCGTTTTTATTGGCCAGACTCTCGGCAGCACGATCAGCATGATAAACGGTTGCCCGAAAACTTGACAGCAAGAACAGATCGGAGGACTGTACTAAAAATGAGTGTGGCTCAAAAAAAAATACCGGATTCCGATACCGTTACCCTCGGGCAGAAAGCAGCCGCCAAAGCCCGCCGAGCGGTAAGCGCCATGTCGCGGGAGGCTCAACAGGAGTTGGCCCGGCAAGGAATGGTGAGGTTGTATCAGGCCGCAGGTCATGGTGAAGCCAAAGCTGTTCGGTGCTGACACGAATTTCCTCATGGACTTGGCCGACGAAAAGGACGCGGCTTGGTCATCTTGGGAAATCGGCAAACAACGGGGACACAGTTTTCTCATTCTCCCGGTAGTTGCCGGAGAGCTGTTCTTCCTTTCGGAAAACGGACAGGCGAAGGAAAAGGGCCTGTCGGCCCTCGCTCTGGAACGTGCCATTTCGGACTGGAAGTTTACCCCGCGAGATTTGAGCGATACCGAAGAGGAAATAGCGCGTCTTGGGGCCGAGCATCTTCTTCACGAGGGCATCTTGCCAACCGGCGAGTTCAACGATGCATTTCTTGTTTGTCAGGCTGCGGTGGAAGAGGTGCCATGCGTCTTGAGCAACGACGCGCATCTGAAAGACTGCGACCAACAACGGCTTCAAGCCATTTTGCAGGACCGTGGGCTTCCTCCGGTCATCATCTTCCGATATAGCAGCTACATTCGTTCATTTGGCGTAAGGCGCTGAAAAACTCTTCAGCCAAGAACATGGATTCCCAATGTTCTGCCATTTCCCATTTTATCCCCGTCGCGAGCGTTTCTTTCGCACCGCTTCTCCCCCAAGAATTTCCTCCACACTGAGCCCGAGGGCACAGGCTACTTTATACACGGTATCCAAGGTTACTCCCTCCCCGGAGTTTTCCAGCTTGTGCGCCAGAGACTTGGAAATTCCTAGTTTGTCCGCGAACTGGGCATAGCTCATTTCTCCGCGAAGGGTTCGGAGTTGTTTGGAAAATGATTGGGCAACCGGGTTTGGCACTCCCAATCCATAAAAGAAACAGCGTCCATATTTATGGACGTTTTGCGTTGTCCCCAGAGCCATGCGAGCATATTCTCATGGCATGGCAGCGCACGACCTTCAACTCGACAGAATTCTGTTGCAACAGGTCGAAGAAATATGCAGCGGAGAATCCGTGCATCTGCACGCCAACTTGGCGGGGGCCTACCGGTCAGCATTGGCCGAGTATCAGAATACAGGGGATGAGCGCTATCGGGTGCTTGCAGAGGAGGCACACCGGGCGCTCCGTATTTTTCTGGCAAAAATGCGGATGCAACGAGGCTTGCTGATTCAGTGGGAATAGCTCGATAAAATTGCTCCCAACTCGGAGCAGGCGAGCGTTTTTCATCCCTCAAAGTGGCGGGGATGAAAACACATATCCACCTCGAAAACGACATCCGCCACGCCGACTGTCACCACCCGGTTGACTTCCTTGAACCTCTCCCGAAAGCCGACGACAGCATTCCTCGCATCTGCGAAGTCCTCAGCCGAACCTTCGGATGGGTGGCCGAGGGAGGCACGGTTGAGCAGAAAGGACTTCGCGCTTCAGTTGTTCTTTACTGCGTTCGCGCCGATCTGATTGGGGTGGGCACGCTCGAAGAACTCGGCGCACTGGCCGGGTTTCCACAATCCGCCGTTGAAACCCTTGTGGCGGATTTCTGCCACACCATCGGCTGGAAATGAACGCCCCAGCCTTCAAAATGGAGGGTGGAGGGGATGGAATTTCCACGCTCTCCGACGAACTGCGGGCCATTTCCTTGCCTGCCCTGCTGGTATGGCATGGTCTTGATCCCAAGCCCGAGGGCGCAAGTTTCCGGGCGAAAACCGACCGTCACAACTTGGTCGTCACTGGCAACCGGTGGTTCGATAACAAAGCCGGAACAGGCGGAGCCGGGGCCATTGACCTGCAAATGCACCTGACCGGAGAGGATTTTTTCACCTCCTGTCAGACCCTCTCCCATCAATTCCGAGCAGATCCCCGGCCAGGCATCGAATTTCCTTCCGGAAAACCATCCGAGCGACTTCCCTTCCCGCAACTCATGGCGAAATACGCCGTGCGGGATGAAGGCAACTGGCCGGTGGCCCGCGCCTATCTGGTCGAAACCCGGAAGATTGAACCCGCCATTGTGGACGAACTCCATGCGGCGGGTTCCATCTACGCCAACGATCACCGTCCGAATCCCGGTCTTGTATTCCTTCACCGCACGGAGTGCGGAAAGGTTGTCGGGGCCACCTTGCGAGACACCCGGCACGAATCGGCATTCCGCCCGACCTTGGGAAACAAGCTCTCGGCATGGTTCGCCGTTGGCAACATCCGGGAGGCGTGTTCCGTTGTTGCAGTCGAATCCCCCATTGATGCCCTGAGTTATCACACCCTGTTTGTGGGCCGCAATGACCGGCTGGCCGTGGTGAGTTGCAGCGGTTCCACCGTGCCGGATGAGTTGATGTTTCAGGCATACAATCGCCGCCAGCCGTTCGTTGTCGCCCTCGACAACGACGCAGCCGGGGAACGCGGCTGGCAAAAGGCATGGGACGATACCGCTGACTGGACAGGGTTCAAAATTTCCTCCGAATGCCCCCGGCTCAAGGACTGGAACACCGATTTGCTGGCATCCGTTCAGTGCCCCACCCACACGCAAAAGCAGCATTCCTTAAAACCATGAATCCCCATACCAAAATCCTTGAAACGTATTTCTTCGGCTACATCGACCGGGGAATTGGCGCGGACGAGACGCCGCTTTTCACCCGGACACTCGACGGAAAGCCGCTTTCCGATGTCATCGCCGAAGAATTCGAGCTTCCGCTTTCCCACGCAGAAGCAGCCCTTGACATGGCCCGGCAGGAGGTCTGGCTGTGAGCAAGGACATCTACCAGAGCATCACCGACCGCTTCATTGAGCAGTTGAAGAAGGGCACGGTGCCCTGGCAAAAACCGTGGTTCGGCGTCCAGAACATCGTTTCCCGGAAACCATACCGGGGAATCAACGCCTTGCTTCTCGGCTCTTCCGATTACCAATCCCCGTTCTGGGTGAGCTTCAAACAGGCACTGGATCTTGGCGGGCACGTCAAGAAGGGGGAGAAATCCCATCCTGTCATCTATTACAAGATCCTTGAGAAGCAGGATGCAGCCGGAAATCTGATGGTCCGGGAAGACGGACGCCCCTCCCGGATTCCGTTCGTCCGGTGGGCGAATGTCTTCAATCTCGATCAGACCGAAGGCATTGAATCCCCGGCGATCCCGATCAGCCAGAACGAGGGACAACCGCTGGAAAAGGCCGCTGCCATTGTGGCGAATGCCAGGCTTTGCCCGATCCATCACGTCGGGTTTGCCGCCGTCTATTCACCCACAGACGATGTGATTCGGCTACCGGCTCCGAGCACCTTCCACAGCCAGGAGGACTACTTTTTGACCCTCTTCCATGAGGCTGTCCATGCCACCGGCCACGGTTCCCGGCTAGACCGTGAGGGCATCACCCAGCCGGTCAAGTTCGGTTCAGAACGGTATTCCAAGGAGGAATTGATAGCCGAACTTGGCGCGGCGTTCCTTTCCAACGAGGCCGGAATCCTCAACCAAGTCCAGTTCGACAACTCGGCGGCCTACCTCGGCTCGTGGATAAAGAAGTTCGAGAACGACCCGCGCATGATTGTTTCCGCCGCCTCGCAGGCGCAGCGAAGCGCGGATTATGTGCTCGGGATCGAGCACAAGGAAGCCCTGCAAGAAGGCCAGAGCTTCCCGGAGGAAATACCGCTCACTGTGGCAAAAGAACAGGGCATCCGGATTCCCGGTTTTGCCCACGGGGCTGCGGATGGAAGCGGCATTTCCAAACCCCGCAAGCAAGGGATATGAATTTCTCCCGTTCCATCATGGCGCACCAGCGCCCGAATCCCGCTCATTGGCCGGAGTCGCTGACGGCACCGGGGGCGGCGCAGGCTTGCCCCATGTGCCTACCGTCTCCGGCCAATCAGCTTACCTCTCAAGGTGACTCGCACCCCGACCGCCCAATTGAGAGAGCCGTCCACTCCGCTCCCGTGCCTTCTCAATTCGGCGGTTTCAACAGGAATCGACCGGCTTTTTCTCCGACACCTAGGAAAAAGTTCGCCCCGGACGCGCTGAATTGCGGCCACTGCTCAGGACGGCGGGCGCTGCGATTCCTTGGCCCTTCCGCCATCGCAGACGCCGAAATGCAGCGCAGCTTCTCCGATTTCTCGGGTTCTATCCGCCCATTCCTTCCGGCCTCGCTCTCCCCCAAGCCCCGGCTCCGGGCGGAAGGAAAGGGCGGCGGCATCCGCTTCTCATGCGGAGTCCTCAAAAGATCCTCTCCGATCAATCGGGCTTTCCAAACCCCGCAAGCAAGGGATGGGAGTTTCTCCCGCTTCAGCATGGCGCACCCGCGCCCGGATCTCGCTCATTGCCCGGAACCGCTGACGGCACCGGGGGCGGCGCAGACTTGCCCCACGTGCCTACCGTCTCCGGTCAATCAGCGGACTGGCAATGGCGACTTGCGCCGGGGCCGCCCATTGGAAAAAGGCGTTCGCTTCGCTGCCGACCTTTCTCCAATCGGCGACTTTACCGAAGGACACGCGGCCTGTTTTTTGACACTGCGGCGAATTTTCGCTCCTGTCTCGCTCATTTGCGGCTCCTGCCCAGGACGGCAGACGCTTCGACCTCTCGCCTCTCCCGCCTGCACAGAAGCCGCAAATCAGCGCACCTTTCCCCGACCATCGGGTTTTATCCGCCCATTCTCTCCGTCCTCGCCTGCCCCCAATTCCCTGCTCCGGACGAAAAGAAAGGGCGCTGGCATCTGCTTCGACCTCTCAACCGGAGTCCTCGGCAATGAATTCCGGGACTCCTCAAATGACCCGGCCCACCAGATCGGGCTTTCTTATCTTCGCGGTCATTTTCCCGGACCAAATGACCGTCAGGATAGCACTTTTTCCCGGAAAAAGTACGGCCGGGCCGCTGGCGCTATTTTCCCGCCGCTCCTTTGCGTGTCAGGCACGCTTCGGAAAGAGTCCTTTTTTTCTCACAAACCCAACAAACCACCCACACCTATGACACGCAACAAAAAATCCACCCGCATTGACCTCGCCATCAGCATCCAAGCTCAATTGCGATTTGCCGCCATCCACAAGGCCCTTGGTTTCAAAACGAAACCCGAAACCTTCGAGGCCCTTGTTTTTTCCATCTCCGCCAAGGATGTCCTTGATCCCGGTGCCTTGGAACGCATGGAAAACAAACTTGACCAAGCCTTGGAAACCCTCGACTCGCTGGCGTGAAAGACGGGCAAATCTTCGCCCGCAAATCCACTGCTCGCGGGCGGCTGGATTTGGAATATCTGGACGAAATCTCCAGCCGGAAGGTTTCGTTGCGCGAGCGTGCCGACATGGAGCAGCAAATCGGCCGGAAGTTGAAACACTTCGCGGATTACGCTTCCAAGGAATCGCTCGGACAGGTCCACGCCGGTGGGTTTTTGCATCATCACATCTGCCGCAATCCCGATGGCAGCAACACCGCACCCGCGCAGCTTCCGAATGCGGAGCGCAAGCACCGCATCACGGAAGCCTGGCAACATCACCTTGATAAATTCCCGTCGCAGGCCAAACGCCCCGTCATCGCGCATCGGTTGATCTTCTCGATGTCGAAGGAACAACACGACGCGCTGGTGGCCGCTGGTCTCAATCCCGACCAGGTTTTGCATTCCACCTTGAAAAAGGTCATGCGGAAGTTCGCCGGGAAATTCCATCCCGGCGATTCCATCGGCTTCGCCTACGGGCTGCACCACGACACGGCGCACCTTCACGCGCACGTCGCCCTTTGTCCGCGCACGGCGAAGGGATGTTATGTGGGATGTAGCACCTCGCGATTCAAGCAGGGCAAACACAAACGGCAGATGGATCAAATTCGAGTCTGGTTCGATCAGGAGAACCAGCGATGGGGAAAAATCCTCGGTTTCCCGCAGGAAATGTCCCACCGGTTGGATTCGGACAAGATCGTGTTTGCCCCGCGTCTTAACAACGCCCACATGGAGGCGTTGCGGAACGCGCAGACGGCGGAGGCGATCCGGTTGCAACAGTCGTATCAGAGCATCCGCAATCTCGAATCCGCCATTGCCGCCAAGCGGCAGGTTCTCGCGACCCAACGGAATGCCAATCTCGTTTTGCGGTTGCTTGGTCGGCGGAAACCGAAACTCACGCGCACGGTGGAAAAACTCGCCGCCGCCGTGGACCGCCGTTCGCTCCGGGAAATGCAG